CTTCTCTTGCTGGAGCACAAGGTTTGTCTTTAGCTGAACTTAGTGATGTTAATGCCACAAATTTATTAGATGGTATGGTTCTTGTTTATAATGGTAGCACCAAAAAGTGGGACGCAACATTAACCCTAACGCCAGGGGCAACACAGAATTTAGACATCAACGGGGGAAATTTCTAAATGGCAAGTATTATTAGGATCAAAAGATCCTCAGGTACTAATAAACCTGCTAGTCTAAACTGGGGTGAGTTAGCCTATGTAACTGGTATTGGTAGTTACGGTGGTACTAATCAATATAAAGATAGAATTTTTATTGGAGATGATGGTAATAATGTAAATCCAGTAGGTGGATATTATTATACATCTATGATGGAGCACACTCCAGGAACTATTGCTGGAGTTCAAAATACTAGAAATAGTGATAATGGTGTTGTTGCAGTTCTTGCCCCTGCTACAAATACTAGTGACAGCTCAACTTCTCTTAAAGTTGATCAGTGGAACGTTGACAATTTACGTTTAGATGTAAACACATTATCTTCTACCAACACTGACGGAAATATTATTATTGATCCAACTGGTATTGGTAGTGTAATCATACCAGATGATACATACTTAACTTTTGGTGATGATAAAAATGTAGGAATGAGATATGACGAATCTACTCACGATAGATTCGAAGTAGAAGGTGCTGACTGGTTTTTTGATGGTGGAGTCCAAATAACCGTTGGTGATACAACAGAATCAACAACTAAAGACAATGGAGCACTAGTTGTTGAGGGTGGAGTAGGTATTGAGAAGAACTTAAATGTTGGCGGTACACTTAATATCACCGGAAACGCAACATTTGATTCTATCAAAATTGAGAATAATGTAATATCAACAATTTCTGGAACCGAACTTTATATTGATCCTTATCCCGATGGTCTAAGTAATGAGGGAACTGTAGTAATTAAAGGCAATCTCCAGGTTGATGGTACTACAACATCAATCAATTCAACAACTGTTGATTTAAACGATCCCATTATTGTTCTTGGCGATGTAACTAGTGTCAGAACAGTAATGACAACCGTTGTTGCTGGGGTCAGTACGGTTAGATTAGATTCTGTTGTTGGTATTAACACAGGAGATATTATTAGCGGAAATGCTGCGTTATCTTTATCTGGAGTTAACACAGTAACTGCTTATGATACTGCTAATAAAATTGTAACTCTGACGGATTCCACTATTGCTCCTGGAATTTCCACAACTACACAATTAACAGTTACTCACGCATTTGATACCAATACTGATCGTGGTATTGCTTTTAACTATAATACAAGTTCTGGAACTTCCAATAATAAAATTGGATTTTTCGGTTTTGAAGATGATTCAATTGCAAGCAGCACAGCTGGACCTCTGAATCATGGAACTCATGCCAATGATAGCAGAAGATGGACTTATGTACCTGATGCAACAATTACAAATAGTGTTGTATCTGGAACAAAAGGATTCCTAGATGTTAAAGGTGTTTACTATCAGTCTGGAGATTATAATACTAACGGTGTAGTATATTTTGACAGTGAGGGTCTACAAAGATCAACTAATAATCCAGCATCTCCAGTTGTTACATCCAAGCAAGTATTAACCGCACTTACAAAAGTTACATTAACTCTTGGATCTTCGGTTACTCTTACTGCAGGAGATATTGTTAGACAAGATTCATCCAATGCCTATGGTATTGTAGAAACTGGAGGAACGATATCTTCTATCGATCTTATTGGTGTTGAAGGAACATTTACAAATACCTATAATTTGCAGAGAGAAGGTAACAACGGTTCAATTCAAAATCTATCTATAATTCCAACCACAGTTACAACCATATATACTAATAAGCCACACTGGACTTCAACTTTAGATGGGGGTACGTTCTAAAATATGAATAATGAAAGTGAAGTTGATATTAATATCTTAGTGCGTTTATATAATCAAAAGTTAGCAGCACTAACAAATCAAAATGTTTTATTAGAAGCTAAACTTCAAACTTTGACAACAGATTTTTTAGAGGAAAAAAATGCTCTTCTAGAAGAAAATCTAAGTTTAAAAAGTAAATATGATAATTTATTGGCGGAAAGCACTAAAAAAGAAGGTAAGTAAGAAATGGCAAAACCATCAACTAGACAGGGGCTTATCGATTATTGTCTCAGACGCCTAGGTGCTCCTGTATTAGAAATAAATGTAGATGATGATCAAATTGACGATCTAGTTGATGATGCTATTCAATACTTTAATGAAAGACATTTTGATGGTGTTGAGAGAATGTATCTTAAATACCAAATTTCTCAAAATGACTTAGATAGAGGAAGAGCAAAAAATAAAACTGGTGTTGGTATTGTAACTACAACAGGGACTTCCAACATCACTGGATATGGAACAACAACTTTTGATTTTTATGAAACTTCAAACTATATTCAAGTTCCAGATTCTGTAATAGGAATTGAAAATGTTTTTAAATTTGATACTAGTTCCATTTCTGGTGGAATGTTTAGTATTAAATATCAACTGTTTTTAAATGACTTATATTATTTCAACTCGGTAGAATTATTACAATATTCGATGGTGAAGTCTTATCTTTCAGATATTGACTTTTTACTAACAACTGATAAACAAATTAGATTCAATAAAAGACAAAATAGACTATATTTAGATATAGACTGGGGATCTCAAAGTTTAGGAAATTACATAGTTATAGACTGCTATAGAGCTTTGGATCCAACAAATTTTTCAAAAATATACAACGATAGTTTTGTTAAAAAATATCTCACTGCATTGATAAAGAGACAGTGGGGACAAAATTTAATTAAATTTAGAGGAGTTAAACTCCCTGGTGGTATTGAATTTAATGGTAGAGAGTTGTATGAAGATGCCGAGAGAGAACTAGAACAACTCAAGAGAGATATGACCCTTGAACATGAACTTCCACCATACGATTTTATTGGATAATGGCACTTAATCCTTTTTTCTTACAAGGAACACCAAGCGAACAACGTTTACTGCAAGACTTGGTAAACGAGCAGTTGAGAATGTATGGTGTTGAAGTTATTTACATACCAAGAAAGTTTGTAAGAAAGCAAACAATCATTGAAGAAATACAATCATCAAGATTTGATGATAATTTTGCTTTAGAAGCATATGTAAACACTTATGATGGATATTCTGGTGCTGGAGATATACTGACAAAGTTTGGTATGAGTTTGAGGGATGAGTTACTCATCACAATATCAAAAGAAAGGTTTGAAGATTTTATTTCTCCATTTTTGGGAGGTTTGGATGATGGTACAGAAGATTCTGAAATTCAAGTTTCAACTCGTCCAAGAGAAGGAGATTTAATTTATTTCCCACTTGGTCAGAGATTATTTGAAGTTAAGTTTGTAGAGCATGAACAACCATTCTATCAGTTAGGAAAACTTTATGTTTATGAATTGAAATGTGAACTATTTGAATATGAAGATGAGGTCATTGATACTACTATTGAAGAAATTGATACTCAAATTCAAGAGGAAGGTTACATTACAACATTAAATCTTATTGGTATTGGAAGAACTGCAACTGCAACAGCAACTGTAGATACTGGATATATTAAGGAAATTTTCTTAAATAATGATGGTTATGGATATACTTCAAATCCAGTAGTTGCAATTAGTACATCACCCACTGGAAATCCAAACAATGATGCAACAGCTGTTGCGATTACAACTGTAAAGGCTGGTGTTCGTTCTGTCGAAAGAATATATTTAACTCGTGCTGGAGTTGGATACACTATTCCACCAACAATAACAATTTATGGTGGTGGAGGAGCTGGTGCTGCTGCGACTTGTTCAATTGAGACCACATATCAGGGAGTTGTAAGATTTGTTGTGACTGATGGGGGAGTTGGTTATTCAACCGTTCCTATCGTTACCGTTGGTCCTCCTGGAGTTGCTGGTGTTGGTAAAACTGCAGTTGGAATTGCATCTGTTGGTAGAAGTGGTTCAGATGATATTGTTAAGTTCATATATGTATCAAATCCTGGAATAGGATACACTGGTAACCCAACAATTACAATTTCAAACCCAGACTTAATAACTGGAATAGGAACCTATCTATTCAATGAAATTATTGAAGGATCTAGATCAAAAACTAGAGCCAGAGTTAAAGAATGGGATAAAGATACTAAGCAACTTAAAATATCTTTTGTTGGTATTGGAACGACTACACGAGGTTTTATTCCTGGAGAAACAATAGTTGGAAAAGAGTCTGGAGCACTATATTCGGTTCAGACATTTAATCAAATGGATGTTTATGATAAATATAGTCAAAATGATGAAATTGAAGAAGAAGCGGATCTCATTTTAGACTTTTCAGAATCAAATCCATTTGGTAGTTATTAATGTTAGGAACTTACTATTATCACGAAATAATTAGAAAGACTATTATATCTTTTGGTACTCTTTTTAATCAAATTCATATTAGACATAAAGACGGCGATAACAATAATATTAGTGACATGCGGGTTCCATTAGCATATGGTCCTGTTCAAAAGTTTTTAGCACGTTTAGAGCAACAGTCTGATTTAAATAAACCCATTCAAATTACATTACCAAGAATGTCGTTTGAAATGGTTTCTATTCAATATGATGCATCAAGAAAAACAACAATAACGCAGACGTTTAAAGCATGTGATAATGGTAATGTTAAAAAAGTTTTTATGCCAGTTCCATATAATATTGGATTTGAACTTAGTATTTTATGTAAGCTGAATGATGATGCTCTTCAAATTGTAGAACAAATTTTACCATATTTTCAACCAGCATTTAACATCTCAGTAGATTTAGTTGACGCAATTGGGGAAAAAAGAGATATTCCAATTACCTTAGACAGTATTAATTTTCAAGATGATTATGAAGGAGATTTTTCTACTAGAAGAGCATTAATTTACACTCTCCAATTTACAGCAAAGACTTATCTGTTTGGTCCAATAGCAGATAGTTCTGAAGGTCTGATCAAAAAAGTTCAAGTTGATCTTTTCAATGGAACTGATGTAAGAACTGCCAGAAGAGAAATGAGATATGTTGCAACTCCAAAAGCAAAACAAGATTATAATAATGATAGTTCTGCATATTTAAATTCAGATGTTTCCACATCTTCTCTAGTTCTTCAAGTCAGCAGTAGCACCCCATTCTCTGTCAATGATAGAATAATTATTGGAGATGAAATTATGTTGGTAACTAAAATTGTAGATGGTGATACCATCAATGTCCAACGTGGATATGATAATACAACGGCAACAAAACATCTAGCGACCACAAATATTAATCGCTTAACTGTTGAAGATGATGTTTTAGTTGAAGCAGATGATGATTTTGGGTTCAATGAAAATTGGACTTATCTAGGAGACTCTAAAGATTATAGTCCAACAAGACAAGTAGACCTTTGATTTTAAGTTATGCCAAATTTCGACAACATTGACAAAGCACTCAATATTGAGAGTAGTATTGTTGAAGTAGAAGATAAAACTTCAGAAATAATACCATCTATTGATGTGAAAGCAAATGACATAAAAAAGGATTATGAATATACTCGTGCAAATTTATATTCACTCATAGAAAAAGGTCAAGAAGCAATTAATGGAATAATGGAACTTGCTGGAGAAAGTGATTCTCCAAGAGCATATGAAGTTGCTGGTCAATTAATAAAAAGCGTTGGAGATGTAACTGATAAACTTATAGACTTGCAGAAAAAATTAAAAGATGTCGAAGAGGATACTGTAAAAACTACAAATAATGTTACTAATAATGCGGTATTTGTTGGTTCAACTTCAGAGTTATCAAAGTTACTCAAACAAGGTTTTCTAAATAATAAAGAGTAATTCTTTCTATTCTCTAATGGGTTGGTCGGAAAAATATAAAAAATCAATTGATTGTGACAATCCTAAAGGATTTTCTCAAAGAGCCCATTGCCAAGGTCG